ATGCGGAGTCTGGGAAAAGCTCGTCCCGAGTGTGCTACACCTTCATCTCAGACCTCTACCTCTCTGAGAGGTTCTGTGTTGAAAGATAAGGTGTTTTTGTCACCAAATAAGCCTGCTCGTTTGAGGCCTTTTGATAGAGATGGGATTAGGATTGATCCCATGGACAAAGCTTTGAGTGGCTATTGTCCAAAATTTACATATGTTGATCCGAACATGGTTGTTGATGCGACTGATGCATTTTTCTCACATCTGAATAGAAATTCTGAGAAAGATGTTGAGAGAAGAGTTATGTCGTTTGAGGAAGCTGTGTTAGGTGATGGCCCTGGTTCTGAGTTCGGACCCATACCCAGAGATACTTCAGCTGGGTACCCTTACAATTGTTCTGGAGGTATTTCGTCTAAGAAGAGGTTTTTCGGTGATGCCGAGGAGTATTCTTTAGATAATGACGAGTGTCTCAAGTTGAAGGAAGAGGTCAAGAGGATTGAAGTTTTGGCAAGTGAAGGCGTGCGATCATTGCACGTTTTCACGGATTCTTTGAAAGATGAGAGAAGACCTATTGAGAAGGTTGAGGAAGGAAAAACACGCATGTTCTCTGCGTGTCCTACCCCTTTACTTATCCTTTCTCGTCAATATTTTGGAGCGTTTTCTAAGTGGATTATACGTAACAGAATCGAGAATGGAATAGCTATAGGAGTGAATGAGTACAGTAGTGAGTGGGATCACCTGGCTCGTCGCCTTAACAAGTTTGGAACCGGTGCCAATAAGGGTGCTGGTGATTTTAGTGGTCTGGACAAGAATGAATTGCCTATTTTTCACCAGACGATATTGGATCAAGTGAATAAGTGGTACGATGATGGTCCTCGAAATAAGCTCATTCGAGAGATTTTGTTGTTGGAGCTTACCAACTCGGTACATGTCAACAGGGGAGTGTTCTATGAGTGGACTATGTCCATGCCCTCAGGACATTTCCTCACGGCGTTGTTTAATAGCTGTGTTGTTCATGTGTTGTTTAGGTGCGCTTTCGTTATTCTTGGTGGGCCTCGTGGTTTTGACGTCTATGACTTCAATGAGTTTGTGTGGTTGATTGTCCTTGGTGATGACAATGTTTTTGCCGTTGAAAATCGGTTGACCTTCTTTAATGAAGTTGAAGTTGGTAAGGCGATGGCGTTACTAGGGCAAACTTATACCCCTGAGGATAAATTAAAAGGGGTTCATACTACGGAGCTCAGGAAGTTGGAAGACGTTTCGTTCTTGAAGAGGAAGTGGAGATTACATGAGTTGACAGTGCCTACTAGATATATGGCACCTCTTGATCTCCACACGGTCCTAGATATTTTGAATTGGACCAGAAAAGGTGGTAATCGCTACGGCGATACCGAAAGTAATGTAGATACGGTTCTGCATGAGCTTACCTTGCATGGGCGTGCTGTCTTCGATGAATGGGTTCAGAAGATAGTGCAAGCTGTGCGTGATACAGTCGGACTCTCGCATCCAAAATGTATCTCTTTTGAGAGATTGTTTAGAGATGTGTTGAGAAGGGACGGCTGGGATTACGATGGTTTGAGAAGCTTTCAGCTCGATTACGACGGACTTGTGGGTTCAAAGGCGGAAATTCAACCACAGTGCGGACGCTTGTTGGAAGAACG